AGTGAAGCGTACCAAAGGGAGACTCCCAAGTCGTAATGTTGATCCCGTAAACGGTCTCAGACCTGAAGTTCTTATTGGTAACAGCACGATTCTCAAGTGCGGTGTTGATCGCGGCAAGGAAGCCGTTACCACAAAGCACAAGTTTCTCGAACGCCCGGTTGTTAGTCACGCGGAAAGCACGCTCAATATAATCATTGAAGTCTTTCCAGGCAACGCTACCGGTGCTGAAGTTAATGATACGCTTGTTGTCGTCGCTATTCAGGGTCACAGCTGCGGCACCCGAACCACCACGATAGGTGGAGTTAGCTGCCTCCCACTGTTCGAGGAAGTAACGCACACCACCAGTAGTACGTTCAGGAAGCGTCTCACCATCAACGACGATGTTCTGCTGTCCTTTAGTACCCCAGAGGAACGCCAATTCCATCTCGACCATGTGGTCAATAGCATTGTCCTTAGCCTTCTCCTTGTAGATTCCCGAAGAGTCAAAATCAGTCGGATGCTTAAGAGCGGTCCGAGTGAAGCTGAACGCATTACGGAAGATCTGCGTATGGTTAGTGTGCTTGACCGGAAGACGCACAGCACCGGTAAGTGCAGAAGCACCTTCGGAGTGAGCGGTACCAATCACAACCACCGACTTGCCGTCTTGAGAGTTAGCAGTGTTATCCACACCGGTAACAGTCTCAAGGGAACGTAAGTGCAGTTGATTAGCAACATATGTATCTTTCCCGGTAACCACGAAACGCAGGTTTTGTGTGCCACCTCCATCTAACGCAGCATCAATAATCATAATCACCTGACCAACTTGGAACTCACTCGAATCGACTACCTGAAGAGCAACCGTATTGAATGGGTTAGTCGTCGAAAGAGTCGACGAATAAGTTGAGGTGAAGTTGATTGGATCGTTAGCGTTAGTTGTACCATCTCCCGAATCGTTAAACGGTACATCCGAAGCGTCATTAATAGTCGTCTCGGGTTGATCGAATCGTTTCTCCCACCAACCGAAGTCGTCAGGAGAGTCTACTTCTTCTGTCTCCATAAGGGACAAAAGACCGGTCAGCGGCGCAGCACCCGTTGGGTGGTCATGGAAGACTCTGCGCCGATGGTTCCTATTATGATAGGTTGTGGAGCCAAAAGAGTCTCCAGTTGTCAAACCTAGAATTTGGTCTGCCATCGTATTTTATTCTTTCTACGTTATTGTTGTTTTGCTGAGTCTCCGATCCTCTGCATCATGCTACTGCTGACACGGTTTATCAGAATTAAATTATCCCCAGATAGATTCGACCGAAGTCGCATCTCCCTGAGATGTTGGCGTCCCAGGTCCTCCCTGAGACACTCCCCCCGAACCAGACATCTCGGGCATACTACCCTGTGACTGTTTCGGTTGAGAACCTTTTAGATTGAAAGAATGATCGAATCTTTTAATCATTCCTTCGGCGGCTTCAGCTACCTTACCATAGAGTTCGTCCTTACTCGAAGGTCTATAACCCGAACTCGCTAGATTGGAGCTAACCATATCTACTAAATCTTTGTGGTCTTTCAGTTGTTCATACCGTCCTGTGAACTCTGTCCACATAGCATCTGCTTGTGCCTTGTAAGCATATTCAGTCGCAGGTGATACTTGATTACGAAGTTCATTGAACTTATCCTCGATCATCAATTCTGCACCTCTTGTTGCCTGGTTAACCATTCCATCACGCATCATTTCAAATGCGCGCATACGATCATTACTAGTCGCTTCTTCGTCAGTGATTGCTGTACGAAACGCTTCTACATACTGTTCATCAGGTTCCCAAACCTGCAAGTGTGATGCAAGTTCCTGCTCTGTCATAGAAGGCTCTTGTGGAGCCTGCTCTGGCATTTGCTTTACTACTTCCGCCGCAATCTCCTCGGGAGATGGGCCTGTCGTTTGTTCCTCTACAGGAGGATTAGTGTTTTCTTCACTCATGGTTTTCTAGTTGATTGTTCAATTCTGCACGAAGTTCTTCAAAGAAGTTTCGCGCACGTTGGAACGCACGATAGCCACCAATGTGCTGCTCGCGCTCTTTATCAGCTTGGAAATCTTTTGGTACAGAAACGAGTGCCAGATCCCTGGACTCATCTCGTAACGCCTCGAAAGTCTCACTGAAAAACTTGCCGAGTTCTGATGACTCAAATTTACGTATCTCAGACAGAAGACTATTAAGCTGCTCAACATCGAGCATAGCCACGTCATCTTCTGGAACAAGATCAAACTCATTTGCGTCCATTATTGTTCAGGTGTAGGTTGTTCTTGTTGTTGTGCTTGCTCTGCTTGCATCTGCAGCATCTGCATCAACTGGGGATCTCTTCTTATATCGAATGTTTCGAGTCCTTTGACTCCACGTAATTCGTAAATCTTTTCCAACAGCAGTTTTGGACTTACGCCAAATAACTGAATTGCTTGTGGGTTCGCTAACACCATTCCAAGTATCTCTTGCAAACTCTGTGCCAGGAACGCTTTATCACTTGGCAATGTCCCATCAAACACAAAGAAATCATCATTCCTCACAAGAATCTCAGGAGTACCCTTGAACATCGGGAACATCTCATCTGGATATTTAAATCCAACTGCGTTCCGCCAGAACTCATGATTCATCCCTTGACGCAAGTTAGTCATTGCTTTACGTCCTTGCGGTGACAATGCCTGGTACCAGATGTTCTTAGCAATAGTCAACATACGACTAGCAGCACCCTGACTAACAACACGTGCCTCGGTAGCACTACGTCGTCCACGGTGGAACTGTCCACTCATATTATCATTGATGCCGAAAACGAAATCAGTCAACTGCTTAATAACTTGTACATCATCAAGGTGTCGTGCCGTAACATCTTGCACCTGAAGTTGCTTCACATACCGATCAACTCCAGTCCTTGCTGCACCTTTCTTAAGCATGATGACCCGACTGCGATTAACAATCGTACTCATATCCACACCCAACGGATCAACAATTAACTGGTTATCAATAGTTCTGCTTACACTCTCAACACGGCTATTAAAGAACCAATCAAGGGTAGTTTGCAACTTGTTCATCATCCCAGCAAGTCCCTGGTTAATGAACTCATGTTCGTCATTCTCGTACTGAGCAACATCGTAAGTGAACTCACCGTGCAAGTAGTTCATCGGCTCAAACTTAATGAGCTTCTGGTCATTGGCAATCCACAAAGCATAACGTACAGGATGCTCTTCCTGACCTAGTGGCTGCCCGTCACTCAACTCAACGTACTTCGGAATGACATCCATCTGCACCCGAGTAATAACGATCCCGTTCTTACTGTTCTCAGGATGATTGAAATCTACTCCATCGAGACGTGAAGTCTTCGCTCTCAACTCTGCGCGTGTCCGCTCAAGGTGCCTTACATTATCTACGTTAGCAACCTCCTTCTCCAGCTCCAATCGCTTAAGTTGTACGATGCTGTAAGAACGCTCATCAGCACAGAACTCCCCACGTTGGAAGTGCTTCAACGGCACTCTCCAATCAGGGAAGAAGTTGTAGGGTGAGACATTTTCAATGACGTTACCCATGTTCTTAACCAAGGAACGTGACTTAGGAACTTTTTGCGCTCCTACCTTTTGCCCGAAAGCAAACGTACCACCTTCTTCAACTTCCTCGGTGATCCAAGCAAGCTCACGTCTCCATGAGGTATTAATAACACCGATATCGAATTTACCTAAGTCAGTAAGAAACTGATCCAGGACTACTGGCCACTTGTTCCTCCGGTAGTCCTTCTCCATGATCAATTCAGTCTGCTCACGGATGTCTTCGTCCTCAATACCCACGGGAAGAAGCTCATGAAAACGTTCTTTCTGCATGAACACCGACATAAGAAAACTCTTAAACGTATGAACCTTAGCATACGTCATTGGCATGATCTGCTTGGTCGGCTTACCCTTTCTAATCTGCTCTAGATCTTTCTTATCATCAACACGATAACCTTTATAGGTCTCATGGTTCTCATCCCATTGACGATAATGTTCACTCATTGCTTGTCGACTAGAATCCACAAGAACACGCGCCCTATTGAATAGGGTACGCACCTTTGGACTCAACTCTTCTTTGTTGAGTTCGTCGATTACTCGTTGTTCCATCATGGTTATCCGTACCTAGGTCTACGTTGATCTTTCTTTTGAATATCTAATCCGTAATGCGCGACTTCCATGTCAGGTTCATACCGCTTAGTGAACGGAATGATTGTGACTTCTTCGTCTTGTTTAGGATCAATATATCCGGGATGTGTGATAGTCAACCGGTAAAGGTTCTCCATCATATGGTCGTGTTTATCAATAGGCTTGTTGTCTTTACGAACATCCCACTCGTAATGATCAAATTCCCATATCGTTTCGGCACAATGACTACCGAAATACATCTGTGGAATTTTCATTCCTTTCGGCGAATTAATCCGCCTACCCAACGAAGCTTCTGTAGCCAGGATGCCTCGCTGTAAATCTTTCGGAGCTTTCTCCACCGGGATACCACATTCGAAAAATACGTCGCTCATGGAGCTACCATCGTTAGGGTATTCAATGAATGCACTAGGATCACAAAGGAACTCTTGAACAAATCCCTTCCCCGTCATTTGATGGATGGCTTCCGCCAACTCTTGAATAATACACTTCTTAAAAAGCTCTGCGTAATAAAATTTAATCCCCGTCGGACTTGTAGCTTCAAACAGGACCGCATGAGGAGTCTCTGGATGAGTATCAATCGCTACCCGCAACATGTAAGAATCAGGTGGAGTCAATTCATCGACCCAGCCATGTGGAGTACTCTCCAAAACATGTTCATCATACTTAAAGTTCTTATAAACCAGTCCACTCAACGCTAGCGGTAGTCCATGCAATCTACACTGTTTCTCAGCCTCCGTCAACCCTTCCTCAAACATTGCCAATCCCTCTGCATCGAGATAAGGATTGTCACTGGAACTACCTGTAATCATCCAAGTCTTAAGCGTAATTGATCCACGCTCTTTCTCGACAATCAACGGTTCGTCTTGGCTAATCCGTGTCCTACGTCCAGGCACAAACAAATCGTTAATCCAGGGTTCGTTAATGGGAGTACAAGTAAACCAAGCACT